CAACAACATGTCTGCTATTGTGTCACCTGGTTCGGGTTTAGCTACCCGACCAAGGACCGCAAATGCGTCGATTGATGCATTGGATGTCAGTCTTAGGACTGCCATCTATGCGGCTTTCCCTCACACGCAGCGTGTGAGAGAAATCAATGCCTTCTTGTCTAGAACAAAAAGGCATGCTGAATACTTTGGCTACCCAAAATGGGCAGCCTGGTTCAAAGCACAAATCGTTGTCTTGACACGATTTGTGTTCGATAGCACCCTCCGTAGAGGGGAGCTATTCCGATCAACCCTCGGGCAAGTTCTGCCGAGGTGTTTTCGTACTGCTTCAGATTTACATCTGATGCAGTACTTCAAGGTCAAAAGGGCTATCCCTAAGACCACGTGCAAGGCTGCATACAAAGAAACAGCCTTGTACAAGGCTCACATCACTCGTGATGTGGGCCCAAGACCCGTCGATGATATGATCATCCGACGAGTTCGACAAGTCGCTCGTGGTCTAAACCACGAACGACCGAAGATGGTCCTAGGAGACATCCTAGGACGATCAGCCACGGCTGAGTTTACTCGCAGCCAAGGTGGAAGAGTCCGTTCCCTCTATGGGTTGGGCTCTATTCAGAACGATGGTCCGCCTGGGACCAACGTCCTTCGAGGAACAGATCTCAAAGAAGATCTGGTCCTGAAAGAAGTAGATCAGCGTACGCTGACCTACTGTGATTCGGTCCTAGTTCCCGTACGGGAACTAGGAGCAAAGGTAAGAGTCGTTTCTAAGAACGAATCTTTCCGAGTCGCTAAGGCTCATCCTTATCGTCGTCTGTACGACGATCAGGTTATGCAGCGGAAGTGGTCATCCACAACTGCTGGGAAGTACGATCCTGATTCTCTCAGGATTGTCTTTAGACGTGCGAGTGCAAACTCGAAAGTCTTTTCGGGCGATTTCACCAACGCAACGGGTGAAATCACTCATGAATTTCTAGATCTCCTGTCAGAGGAGCTAGAAATACCGCCTGACCTCTTACATAAGAGGTTCACGGTTGACGGTTGTCCCGTCACGAGTGGAGCATTCCAAGGAATGCCCTGCTCTTGGATAGTTGGCCTACAGTTAGGCCACTATGCAATAGCTAGTCTGGTTGACCCAGATCATAGCTTTCGTATCAAAGGCGATGATATCATCGCTCTTTGGGACGACAGGAAGATTACTCTTTACTGCCGTCTGACCAAGTCCGTTGGTCTTTTAGTGAATGATAAAACTATCATATCACTAACTCGGGGCACATTCTGCGAGGCAGATTATGTCCGGTCAGGCAACACGCTTTCGCGTTTGCCTACCTTTTCAATTCGTTCTTTCATTAAGGACGAATTGCTTTCTGAGGAACAATTGAATTCATTCCTCAGAAGAGGCGTAGATAGAGAAACTCTATGTATGCTTCAGCGAAGGTGCCACAAAAGGTGGATCACCCTCGCTCGTGCTAAAAACGTACCTTTGTACGTTTCTAGACAGTTCGGTGGGTTGGGTCTCCTACCCCCCGATCCTTATGCAGCTGTCGACGTTCCGACAGCTGTCATTGTCAGGAGCGCCCACAATGGGACGCTCCCGATGCCTCGTGAGGCAACTGCTGGTGTATCTACATACACTAAGCAGTGTGCTTCATTCTTAGATAAACTAAGAATGAAGTGTGACTGTGCAGAAGACTACTCTTCTGTCGCAGAAAAGCTATCTGCTAAAATGTTAGCAATAGCTGAGTTTCGCTCTGCTCTCGAAGGAGAGCTGAGCGACCCCTTTAAAATAGGGCCGCGTAAAGTGATCAATTCACTCTACGCCTTTCGCAGGCGAGCGCTCTTCAAGCGTTCGCTAGCAGATCCGTTCATCATTTCTTTTTCAG